ATATAGAAGAGTTACCTCCAATAATGGAAGAGTTTGACATGGAGGGTTTTGAAGAAATACCAGAGATTGAAGAAGTATTTTTTGAAAACGATTTTACAATGGAGCCTCCGCCAATGATGATGGAGGAAGTATTTACAGAAGAATTTGAGGAGGATTTTACAGATTTTTTAGAAGAAACAGGCATGGAAGAAGAGTTCATGGAGTTTCTTGAAGACGAAGGCATTACGGCCGAAGAGTTTTTTGAAGAGATAACTGAGGAGGAGTTCAATGATGAACTTACTGAAGAATCTTTTGAAGAGTTTGAGGAACCAATGGAAGAAATCGCAACAAACGAAGAAAGCGTACCAGAGGTTGTTGAAGATGAAAAAGAAACGATTGAGGAACCTACTGCATCTGAGTCAGAATCAGTTGAAGAGGAATCAACAGAGATAGCAAAAAATGAACCCACAAATGATGAGCCACAGCAAGAATCAAAAGAAGAAGAACCCAGTAGCGAAGGAACTGAGGAATCCGAAGTACAGCCAGAAGATAGTGGAGAAGAAGACAGTGTACAACCGGAAGACAGAAAAGAAGTGGACACCAAAGACGGGGTTACTACAGATGTTGCAAAAGTAGAAAGCAAATTAAAAAAGAATTTAAAAGCTATAGCAAAACAAATAGCAAAAGTAACAAAAGAAACAACTCAAAACTTAACAAAAGAAGATTTATTTTTTAAAGGAAATGACCTTGATGCGTATAAACAAATAGCATTTTATACAGCAAAAGAAGTGTATGAAAATACAAATATGGGTTTATTTTTACAAATAGATTTATCTCCTTATACAGGGGATATTTATGTAGGCACTAATTTAAATGCCTACAAAGAAAATGACCCTATTGAAATCAATAGAGTTAAATTAATTAATATAACAACAGCTAAAAACAAACTACTAGCTGAGTTGGAGGCACTAAAACAATGAAAATAATGGATAAACTAAGTACATACGCCGCATTATTAGGCGTTATTGGGGCAATTGGTGGGGGCTTTTACACTTGGGGCCAGTTTAATTCACGATTAGATGCAATAGAAGCTACACCTCCAGTTAATTTAAACCCACTAAAAGAAAAAGATAAAGAACTTAATGAAAAAGTAGATAATGCTTTACTATATGCTAATGAATATAAAGTAGATTTAATAGATAGAATAGCAAAAGTAGAAGAAAAAATACAACCTGTAGATTTAACTTCTGTATTTGCACAAATTGGTAAAGTAAGAGAAGAAATAGCAATGCTTGACATACCAGAAGGAACAGATTTAACTGAAGTTTACGAACAAATATCTAGTGTAAAACAATCTATAGCGGGTATAAATATACCTAATATAAGCGGTCTTAAAAAAGATATTAAAGAAATAAAAAGTATGATATCTGATATAGAAAAAAATGTTGCTATTGCACTAAAAGAAAATGAGTTACAAAATGTACTCATAGAAGAAATAAAACTAAAAGCAAATAACCCATTATCCAACTAATTTTTTTATGAAATTTTAGGTGTAAACTAGTAAGTCATTTTCTGTATGTCTTGTAACATAACAGTAAATACTTCATCCGAATATTTTATCATAGATTCTATGACAGGAGTATTTTCATAAGATGGGTTCCACTTATCCATAGCCTCTGTAAATTCGTTTGCAGGGGCTATTTTTTTTTCTAGGACTATCAATCCTTCATTTGTTAATTTTAATTCAAAACTAGCGAGAGTACTTGAGTTTTTGTGCATATATCATCTCTTGGTATCTCCCCTGTTAACGTATTTCTTATTAAATTGATAAGAGCTTAATTCTTTTACATCCTTTCTAAATTCAGCTACTTGTTCTTTTTCTTTCTTTCTTATTTCTTCAAATTGTTCTTCTTCAGTAGGAAAAAATATTGCTTCATTTGTTTGTACTTCTTTTGGCTTCTCAACAGGTTGTTTAGGTGGCTCTAAAGCTATTCCTTTTTCTACTATTTCAAAAAATTTTTTATGACTATGATATATTTTTCCTTCATTTTCTAGAGTTATTTCCCAATCATTATCAGCAATATCATCTAATTTTCTTATCCTAACTATTTTCATTTCTTTTCCTTAAAGTGTATTTCACCCGCTATTGCACCATATGCCGACATATCAATGTATGTATCTTTACTTGTAGCACCTAATTTAGTTCTAGCAATTTTTAACAAACACATCATAATAGCTACATTTTCCGCAGTTATAGGATAACCTAAATAAGCACTCCAAAGATTAGCTATATTTCTGTGATTTTGTACCTTATCCCCATAGTCTTTTTGTCTATCGCCACCAACTAATTTAATGGCTTCTTCTAAAAATTCTTTTGTTATTTTCATTTCTTTTTCTTCTTAAATTTTCTACCTACAAAAAACACTATAGTATTTATGCAAGTATTTATTGTTACCATAATTAAAATCCACCATTGCCAAAATTCAACTGTCATACCTTTATTAAATCACTGAATGGAACTAAATACCCTTTTGATGTTAGATTATCACCACCCGGAACTACCCTGTAATCTTTACTAACTAATTTTTTTAATCTAGTCAAAGGAATATGTATAGAAAATAAATGTCTATCTCCTTTACTAACTATTTTAAATATCCATGTATCCGATTTACTAGTGCGTATGCCACTATCTTTACCTCTTGATTGAAACTCCACATAAACATTACCTGTTTTATGTGCCATTCTATCTGTTTTCAATTCAAAATTTTCCATAGACTTCATTACAAGTTTTTCATGTTTTTTGCCATATGATAAATCTTTATTAAATTTAGTTACAGAAAAATCACTTTCTCTTAATTTTTTAATATTATTAGATTTATTTTCTGCTATTATACTCAATTTAATTTTCCTAGTTTAACTTTTTCTATGTTATCTGATATCATATCTGACGTTACATCTTCACCTTTAGCTTCTAATTCAACCATCTTATCCATTACAGACATTTGACCTTTTTGTACTACACCATCTAAATCCGTATCAATAATATCCATAAGACCTTTTAAAACAAAAAAAGCTGATGGTATAGGTTTTTTAGGGTCAGTAGTATCATATGCAGTTACATCAAATGCTTGTCCATCCTCTGATGGTGTCATTACAAGATAAAATTTATTAGGTAATAAAGACATCTTTTCTTTTTCTAATTCCATACTATTTATAACCATTCTTGGGGTATCCTTTTTTCTGCCCAGAGTATTTTATGTCTATCGCACCATGCACCATAAGTTGTTTTACTGGATTTGTTAAGTTTATTATTAGCATTTACAAATAAAAATCTAATATCAATATCTGGATTTTGTTCTCTAACAAGTAAATGTTTTTTTCTATCTGATGAATCAAAAAATCCTTTTGTTTCTATGTATATATCTTGTTTAATAAGGTAAAAATCGGGAGTGTAGCGTTTAATCTTGGGTTGGTATTCGAGGTAAAACTTTTCGTAGTCGTATTTAACATTATTTTTTATCAACCAATGAGCGAAACCTCTTTCAAATTCAGACCTAAAGCCTTTACGCAAGGTCATATAAGCGTTTTCATTTTAAATTTGTTTGTTAAATCAATGTTATTTACAAATATACTAGCTAACATAGGTGCATGTTTTTCTAATTCTATTATTGCTTCGTTAATTTCTATAGTAGGTAGAATAGCTAATTTACCTTGTTTAATTCTTATGTGTAATGCATTAAAATGATTATGTATTGTTCTAGTTTTTCTAGATACATTATCTTCTCTATAGTACCCATTTTTACCTATTGTTTCTCTTGTTATAAGGGGATGACAGTTTTCTGAACTTCTCATAAATTCTTGCATTTCTCCGCCACCTTCTCTTAACTCATTTTCTGTATATACCCAAACTGCATCTTTGTTCGTTAGTATATCATCTTTACGAAAAGGACTTGATAACCATAGTACGTTCATATATTTTTTACCTCCGTATTTTTTAATTTGTTATACCAAACAAAAGGTTTAGATTTAGCTTTAGATGTAACTTTTTCATGTAATACAGCTTTAGGCCAACAATGTTTTCTAAACTCACAATAACCACAAATACTTTCTAATGTTGTGTTTCCCGTAGGTATTCTTATACCTTTTTGTTTACCAGACTTAGGTACATAAGTTTCTTCTATTTCTGTAAATAACTTTTCAAATTTAGTTTTAGAATTAAGCACTTTAATTGTTTCGTTAGCTTGTTCTAACATATTTTTTCTATCTTCTTGTTGGTCTTCTGGAGCCTCACATATAGCAAATTCTCCTGTAACTTTATTTATAGCTATCCAACCACCAAAAGGAGAGTTATCAGCCTCACTATACATATGCCCTTGCATAATATAACCAAAAGAATCATTTTCTTTTATTTTATTGTAACTACCATATTCACCAAACTTACCAAGAAAACTTGCAGGACTTGCAGATTTTATATCCCAAACTCTTCCATCTATTTTAACATCGTATGTACCTTTTAATTCTATATCTCCTATTTTCAACGACACAGGTTCTTGTAACTTTTCTATGTTTACACCTGCACCTCTCATAACCGCTATAGCAACCGCTTCTAGCAAATCACCCATCAAAAACTTTATTACTGTATTATATTGAAATTCTTTTTTAACACCTTTTTTTTCTAACTGTTGTTGACATAAAGGTTTTCCTAGACCAGACATACGAATACGCCAATCCATTTGTTCATTAAACTGTTTTTCTAATGCTTTACCGCATGATTCTTTAAACTCTTTAATAATAGCGGGGGAAAGTGGTTTAGACTTCCCCCCAACTGCGTCATAGAGAAAGTTCTCTATTAGAGTAGATAACATACTGTTATTCGTCTAACTCAATAGCTAGGGAGTGGTCGCCATCTTTAGTTTGTTGTTTAACAGCAGTTCTATGTTTCTCCATAACGCCTTCATTCACGGATTTTGTAACAACCGCAAATTCTTTTAATAAAGCAGTATCTTGTTCAGACATTGCTACTGATTCTCCAATCTTAATATCCATAGCAAAAAAAGTATTACCACCTGTCTTTTGCTTTTTAGTAGATAATAAAAGAGTGTTTCTTATCATTGGTTTCTTTTGAGTAGCTAAAGATTTAAGGGCTGTAGCCACGGGTATGTAATTAACCCCTTTAGCATAAAGAACACAAGGAATTTGTTTTAAACTAACATCCTTTCCATCAGATTTCTTACCTTCCATATCTGCAACCCCATATAATACTTGATTACATTTTATAGAACTTTGAATTATCTTTTGTGGGTCAGTATCTGGTAAGTCTTTTAACTCTTCCCTAGATAACTTTCCACACTTATAACCACCACTAGAATCTGGAAATTGGTCTCCTAAAGACGGTCTCTGTACACTCGATGTAAAGACTTCTTCATTGTTATCCCAATAGCTGTAAGCAAACAACCTAGCAAAAGGTCTAAAGGTTGCAGTTTTAGCGTATACACTATCTCCGTCAACTTTTAAAGTGTAATGACCCCTAGGTAAAGGGTTTTCATTTTCATCTTCTGTTTGATAGTTAATGGATAGTCTAGATAATACTGAACCCTCTTGGCTACTATTATCTAACTGTCCTGTTAGTTTCATTAATTCTGCATCACTTAAAGAATTTAAATCATTCGGTATAGTGATAGCGTTAGTTTGTGTATTATTTTCAATCATCGGAATTATATACCTCCTTCATATTCAGCCAATCATTACCTATTTTTAATTCGATTCCTATTGGCATCGTATATTTGAAACCATACCGCCTTTCACATTCATCTGATATAGACAGCATAGCCTCCTTTAAAGTTTCGATAGCTTGTTTATCTTCGTCTGGATACACATCCAAAACGATACTATCATGTACTGTATTACACACTATAGACTTTAATTCGTTTTTTGTCAATAGCTTATTTAAATTAATTAGTGCAAGTGGCAACAAATCTGCTGTCGCAAAACCTTGTACAGGATAATTCTTAATAGCAGTAGAATTTGTTACACTTCCACTACGCAATCTCTCAACATTAGGAAAAAAATACTGTCTTCCACTAGGTAATCTTATCTTATTTGACATAAGTGCCTCATTTTGTAATTCTCTATGCCAATTTGTAATTCCCGAATACTTATTTTTAAAAGCACGATAATATTGCATCTGTTTTGGAGTACCCAAGATACCTCCATATAGCGGTTTAAAAGTGTCAGACTTAGCTTTTTGTCGTGATACTCCAAGTATCTTTGCAGTATAACTATGAACATCAACTTTGTTTTTTATGTCTTCTAAAACTTGTTTGTCATTAGCTAAAAATCCTGCAACTCTAAATTCTAATTGTGAATAATCACCTTCTAATATCTTCCCACCTTCCCACCTAGATGTAACACATTCTCTAACAGGAAAAGTATTACCCCTAGGCATATTTTGGAAGTTAGGATTACGAGAAGATAGTCTGCCAGTACTTGTAACACATTGCATAAATTGTGGATGTACCATCCCATCTTTACTGATAGCTTTTTGCATACCCTCAACAAAAGTTCTTAAATAAGTTCGTATAGCAGAGTAGCGTACATACCTTTTTAAAAATTCGTGTTCTACACCTTTTGTCGTTGATAAATAACTCTCTAAAATTACTTTGTCAGTTTTAAATCCCATAGCAGAACAATCAATAACATTTCTAGGTTTTAATCTTAATCCTGCTCTTTCATTTGTATTTTTAAATATTAAACCTTTTGTACCACAAGTTTTACAATGTCGTTTTACATTACTTGGTGTACCATCTTTTTTCATGTAAGTGTATTTACCAGTTCCTTCACAATTATGACATATAGTTCCATGTGTTTTAAACTCTGGTCTTGCTAAAGAATTTATTTCTATATAAAAATCATTCATGTTAGCAAAATTAGTTCTTCTTTTAGGTTTTTTTGTATTACCTCTTTCTTCATAACCAATATTAAATCTTGTCGCCCACATTTTCTTGTCAGTAATTCTCATAGAATAAAAAAGTATAGACCTATCTTCTGGTGAATCTAAATTTATAGGAGTGTCGCCCATAAATATTTTTACTTTTTCATTTAAATATTTTTGTAAGTCTACTAATTCTTTTTCAAACTTAACTTGTATGTTATTTAAAATGTTAGTATCAATATGCAAACCATTCATTTCAATGTCAGATAAAACTTTTGTTAGTTCCATTGACATTTGTATTGTTGGTACAATGCTAGTTGTCATATAAATCTCCCCAATTCATTTTTAATTTACTTAATTGTGCCATTGCTAATTGATAAGTACTTTCAACATCTTGCTTACCATATTCATAAACAATATTCCAAGGTATTCTTTCATAAGAAGTTCTATTCTTCATAAATGGTTGAATTAGTTCACTTTTTTTAAGTGAAACACCTTTTCTTTTACAACAATCTTCTAATGAAAATCCCCACTTAATACCTCTAGCCATAATATATTCCATAACCATAGTATCATGTAATTTTTTGTCGTAAGTAAAACCACATTGTACTAACCAACTAAAATCAAATTTTATGTTATGTCCTATAAGTACATCAGTTTTATTTAAAACATTTTGTAAAATCTTTTGTGCATTAGGTGTTGGTGGTTCGTCTCTATGATAAAAACATAAATACTCAACTGGATTGTCATCAATTTTATAACCAACAGAAACTAAATTGTTTCCATTAAAAGGACTAGATGTTATTTTATTTTCTTCATCAACATCAAATGTCGTTTCTACATCAACTGTCGTTATCACTTTCAAAAACTCCCCTCTGTATACTTATTCTTGCATGTCTTGAACCATGCCAACCATTTAATTTATTTTTACTTACTGTTATACAACGATAAGGGTCTGATAAATCATTATTGTCAGCACCTCTTCCTATACCTAAAATTAAATCTGCTTCTCCCGCTTTACCTGTTCGTGAATTATCTAACATAGAATAATCTATTATTGATTTACCTTCTGCCTCATAACTTGCTTGTGAAACAGCCCACATTAAACATTCATGTCGTTTTGCTATTTCTCTTGCTCTCACATAAACATCTTTTAATTTTTCATCTGTTCTATTGTAATTACCACTTATATGCACTTTGTCAAGTTGGTCTATAAACATAACATCGGGTTTATAAATTCTTGCATATTCATTTATCTCATCAATGTGTGTACCTACACTATCAAAAACTGTTAGCAAAGGTTTTATTTTTGTTAAGTATTCTTCTTTGTAATTTTCTAAATTGTCAGCAATATGTTCTTTTGTTTGATTAAAATAAGATTGTACTATTCTAAGTTTAATTCTAACTGCGGGTTCTTCGTTAGCCCAGTATGTAACTTTCTTTCCTTGTTGTATATACCCAGATGCATTAAAACTAGAAAATGTCGTCTTA